GGAACGCCTGCTGCTACTCCAGCAACACCTGCTCCAGCGGGGACTGAAGCTGGAACAGGATCTGGAGAAACTCCAGCACCGTTTACACCACCTCCAGCAGACTCTACACAGCTAGAGACTCCAGCTTGGTATAGCTCGTTTAGTCCAGAGTCACAGGAAATTCTTAAAAAGAATAACTGGAAAGATCCTAATGAAGTCATTAAGTCTTATGCAGAACTTCGAGGAAAAATTTCAGAGAAAGGAATTCTTCAACCAGCGCCAGATGCTCCTAAGGCAGAATGGGATGCATATCATAAAGCGCTTGGACGTCCAGACAAAGCAGCAGATTACACTTTTACGTTGCCCAAAGAGGCTCCACCTGATCTGCCATATGACGTCGCATTCGCAGACGCGTTTAAAAATTGGGCACATGAGAACGGTTTGACTCGTATACAAGCAAATGCACTACATGATAAGTATGTTATGCATGCTACAGGTGCTGTAAGAGCAGAAATTGCTCAGATTAATGAGAGAATCAAGTCTTCTCACGAAGAGCTAATTAAATCCTGGGGTCAACCTGGCACGGAAAGTTATGCCAAACAGGTTGAAATGGCAACCCGGGCTATGAAGAATTTAGATCCAGGGCTACAAGCTGCGCTGAAAGAAGCTAAGTTAATGATGCCAGATGGTACAATACTTAGCGCATCAGTAGCTAAGGCTCTTGCTAAAGTAGGTGCTGAGATATATGCAGAAGATTCGCTTTATGGAGCGAATGCACTTACGCAGCAAGTGAATCCCTGGATGAAAGGTAAAGAGAATCTCACAAAACAGGGTGAGATCTTTAATACGGATCCTGCACGTGCGCGAGAACTTGCACGTGCAGCTGGAGTAAAAGTGAACTTCTAAGGTGTACATTGCCCGAAAGGAGAACCTTGTAAAATCTTAGAAGTTTTAATACCACCAATACGCGCCGCGCAAGCATAAGCCGTCTTGGGTTTACATAACACATCCTGCCGCGAAAGCACAAGCTAAGGATTGTTAGGAATATTTAGCAATTCAACCCTTGTAAGGAAACCGTTATGGCTGTAACCCGCATTACCAATGTCGTAGTGCCTGCAGTATTTGCAGACTACGTTATTCGGATGACGGCTGAGAAAGCGAGAATTTTTCAGGCCGGCATTCTTGTTAGTGACCCCCGCATTTCTGACTTCTTGAATGGCGGTGGCCAGACAATCAACCTCCCAATGTGGAATGATTTGTCAGGTGCTTCGAACGTGAGCAATGATGACCCTGCGTCAGTTGCGGCTCCCGTTGGTCTGACGGCACTTTCGGACATCGCAGTCCGTATGTCCCGTAACAAAGGCTGGTCAAGTGCTGACCTAGTGGCAGATTTGGCTGGTGATGATCCGCAGACGGTTGTTGCTAACCGTGTTGTAGATTATTGGTCACGTGAATTTGAGACTATTCTTGTAAGCATGCTGACTGGTGTGTTTGCCAAGAATATTGCTACAAACTCAGGTGACATGGTGGTTGACGTATCCGCCACGGCGGGTGCATCAGCCGGCGCTATCATCGATGCTGCCCAGACGATGGGTGACGCATCTGATGACTTGGCGGTCATTATTATGCACAGCAAGGTCTATGCCTCCCTGGCCAAGCAAAACTTGATCGACTTTATTCCGGATAGTGATGGCAAGGTAAGATTCCCAACTTACTTGGGCTACAACGTAATCCGTGATGATAGCGTTCTGGTTACCGGTTCCGGTGGTACTGCCAAGTACTGGACGTATCTTCTGGGCCGTGACTCCATTATCTTTGGTGAAGGTTCTGCGAGGGTTCCTGTTGAAACCTATCGTATTCCTCAGCAAGGCAATGGCGGTGGTGTTGAAGAACTGTGGTCACGACGTGAACTTCTTTTCCATCCGAAGGGCATGGCATTCCAGACATCTGGTATGGCCGGCCTTTCTCCCACGAACGCAGAACTTGCGGCTGCTGCCGCCTGGGCGCGAGTAGCCCCAGAGCGTAAGCAAGTTAATATGGCCGCATTGGTCACACTTGGTACGTAGTTCCCAGCCCGGGAAACAGGAGATGGTAATGGTTGATAAGTCTGAAAAACCGAGCGTCCCCTCGAAGCCTAAGACGGATTCGCCAAAGCCATCTCCTGGTTTAACTCGAGCACAGATACTTAAGTCACTACAACTAAAGCCAATTGGTCCAGTTCGTGGTTTACCTATAGTCGGTAAAGGCGGATTGAAACCTTTTAGACCACCTCCGGATGGCACGAAAGCTATTCCGGCTAACGTCAGGCTTCAGAAAAATCTGAGGCCACCATTGGAAAGGAAGTAACATGGCTACACCTCCCAAAGAAGCCCCAAAAGCTGAAGCTGCTGGGGATGATCCTCAGAAGGTAGATTTTGATTTTGATCCTGAAGTCAAGAAGCAGCTCCAGGAATCGGGTTCTTATCGACCAAATCCTGAGAAGTCTGAATATGTTCCGCCTGGACCACATCCCTTGGGTGGTGGCCTGGGTGGTTCTTCAGGCGGTGTTAAAGCTAAAGCAGAAGCCAAAAAGTAGGCCCGAATTGATAGGAGGTTTCTATGACGGTCTATGCTCCTTCGAAACGTAGGCGTTTTAGAAATGCCTATCGTGCTGGTGAATACGGTCCAGATCACTTGAAATATGGTCGTGGTCGCGTTGCATTAACTACTAAACGTGACGCTACTATGGCACAAGTGACAGGCCTAACTGCTACGGCTGGTTCACTTAAGGTAGATCTCAAATGGGGTGTTACACCTGATGCAAATCTTTATCTGGTTCAAATGTCTCCAGATGGAGTTGGCACCTGGTCAGATGTAGCACTTGTTAATAACAATATCCAAAGTACAACTATCACTGGTTTGACTGCTGGTGTTATCAAGTACTTTAGAGTTTGTGCTCAAAATGGCAATGGCAACAATGGTACATTTTCTGCCAATGCTAGTGCTACGCCTACAGCTTAGGAGACTATTATGTCATCCAATATGACTGATATTCAAGTAGCTAATATAGCACTTGATTGGCTTAAAGAAGGTGCGATTAGTTCTTTTGATGACGATCGTCCTTCTGGTCGTTGGATGAATCGTAACTTTAAAATCGTCAGGGATATGACAATTGCGTTAACTCCCTGGCGATTTGCTGTTCACAGGAATCAATTACCAGAAGCAGTGCCTAAGCCCGAGTTTGAATATCAATATGCTTATATAAAGCCAAGTGATTGTTTACGTGTTATGCCACTTAGACAAGGTGGCTATAAGGATGGTGCGCTTATACGATATTCAGTTGAAGGTGATAGAATACTTACAAATGCTCCACCTCCACTTAAGGTGCGTTGCATCATGAGAATAGAAGACGCTACTAAGTGGTCACCCTTATTTATTGATGTCTTTAGTTTACAGTTAGCACTTAGATTAGGTAACTGGTTGACTGGTAAAGAAACGTTTGTAGCTAGAATTGCAAGTGCATACAAGGAATCTCTTACTACAGCTATGTTTATTGATACAGCTGAAGGTTATGCTGAAGACCAAGTAGCTAGCTACTACGATGACGTGAGATATTCGTAATGGCCACAATAGCACAAGCTCTCTTCTCACGTGGTGAACTATCTCCACTAGTACAAAGTCGTATTGATATAGACCAATATGGACAAGGACTTGCTGAGTGTAAGAACTTTTCGCTGTTAATCCAGGGGCCAATGCGTAAGCGTCCAGGAACCGGTTATATAGCGCCAACAAAAGATCAATCAACTCAATCATATTTATTTCCATTTATTTTTAATGCAGTACAAGCCTATGTACTTGAATTTGGTAATTTTTATGTACGTTTCTTTGCATTACGTGGCCAAGTTAAATTAAGTGGTACGCCTTATGAAATAGTATCACCATATGCTGTTGAAGATATACCTAAAATTAAATATCTTGAAATAAACGACATTATATACTTGTGTCATCAAAAGTATCCAATTCATAAATTAACACGTAAAGGTGAAACTAATTGGACAATAGAACCAGTTTCATTTTTTGATGGTCCGTATCTAGATGTTAATCTTACATCTACAAGTGTAATAGCTTCTAGTTCTGGTAAACCTGCAGGAACTGGATCGCCAGTACAATGGTGGGATGGCGATAATATAGGTGAAGCAGAATTTAGGTTCACAAACAAAAAAGGTGGTGGCTCTGATCCATTACAAACTATAGGTCAGTACTCTTTTGCAGGTTCACCTGTAAAAGCAAATGGATATGCTATAGCTTATAGTGGTGAATTGGATAATGGCAGTTTTGATTCATCTAATTCTATGGCTCCACGTGCATGGACATGGGAAGGATTAGTACCTGGCACAAGTACTTGGGTAGAACTTGACTCAAGAGTAGGCGAGGCTAACTGGATACCTGGTGAAACACGCCGATATGATTATAAGAATGCCAACGAAACTCCTTATCAAGCATATCGTTTAAATGTAAAGAAGAATAATGGTCATCCTAATATAAGAATAGCTGAAATTTATGTTAAAATTAAAGATTTACCTATGACTTTAACATTTAGTTCAGTCGTAGGAATTAATAAAGATGCAGGATTCACTGCAAATGATATAGGCAGATATATTCGATTTAAAACTTCAGATGGCTTCTGGAAAAATCTTAAAATAACTAGTGTCACTTCTCCCACGGTGGTAGTTGGACTTTTTAATGGATTATGGTCTGATGAAATTAAAAGTACAGTATCATGGCAACTTGGAGCATTTTCGAAATTTACTGGTTATCCAGGGGCTGTATCAGATTTTGAAGGCAGATTAGTATTTGGTGGAACTATAGAACAACCACGTAACCTTTGGTTTTCGTCTTCTATAGATCTAGAAGATTTTGCACCAAAAGATCCAGTTGTTGATAGTGCACCTATTAATATAACCTTAACTGGTAATCAACAGAACTCAATACTATGGCTGAGTCCAGGTAAAGGTCTTTTTGTAGGAACAACTGAAGGGGTAACTACAGTTACGGCTGGTGATGATAATCCATTATCATATAAAAATATACGGCAATTATTACAAACAAATTTTGGGTCCAGTTTTATTAGTCCTGTTAGAATTGGTCCAGCAGTTCTTTATGTATCTTATTATACGAATTGTATTCGTGAACTTCTTTACGCGTTTAGTGATGATACTTATGATGCTCCTGATATATCATATCTTTCTGAACATTTACTAGTTGATGGTATTAGTGAAATAGGATGGGCTAAATCTCCAGCTAATGAATTGTACGTTATCACCAACTCAGGTTATCTTGTGGTGATGGCCTATGATAGAGTTCAAAAGATTGTTGGTTTCACACCCTATGTCACTGATGGTTTCTATGAGTCTGTGGCTGTTATACCTGGTGTTGATGGTAAGCGGGATGATGTTTATGTACAGATTCGTAGAACAATTAATGGTGTTACTAAACGTTATATAGAATACTTTAATCATCCATTTACGTATCAAGCTTACGATGAAGCTTGGCTACTAGATAGTGCATTAGTTTATGATGGTGCATATACTAATATAATTACTGGATTAAGTCACCTTGAGGGTAAAGAGGTTGGAGTATTTATTAAAGGTATAGCTGATAACGATGGTCGTCTTGGTGAAGTACCAACTATATTTGGTGCAACTGTACAGGCTGGCCAGATTATGTTGCCTTCTGGTGTATTTGTTAATAAAGCAATAATAGGCTTGAGTTATGAAGCTCGAGCTAAGATACTTAGGTCACGATCTGCCGATCGAGCCGGTGAAACTTACTTCTCACGCAAAGTTCGTGCTGATAGAATAGTACTAGATTTATATAGATCTGCGGGCATTGAAATACAGGGCGAAGCTGTAAATGCTCCATGGGATGATGTTGTAGAACGTGTTCCAAAGAATTTAATGGATCAGACTATTCCCTTATATACAGGTCTTAAAGATGTAACAATGGAAGGCACATGGGGAGAAGGTGGTGTATTTTCTATTAGATCTATATACCCGTTGCCTGTAACATTACGTATCTTCTTGTCTAAGTTAGATAGGGAAACCTAGTCATGTGTTTCGCAGGCGTAGGAATGATTGGTACTGTACTTGGTGGTGCTATGCAAGCATTTTCAAGTATACAGCAAGGTAATCAACAGGCTGCTCAACTGAAAGCACAAGCTCAGTTTCAGAAACGCCAAGCCCAGGCTGAAGAAGTCAAAGGCGGTTATGAAGCTTATCAGGCTGGTAGGAAAGCTGCTTTTATTCAGGGTTCTCAAGAAGCTGGTTATGCAGCTGCTGGTGTTCAAGGCCAATCTGTAGATGATACTATAAAGCAAAGTATTGCTCAAAGAGATATGGACCAGCAAGCAATACAATTTAGTACAGATTTAGAAGCTGGTAATCAGCGCTATCAAGCTAAGATGAGTTTGATGGAAGCTAAAGCTGCTAAGCGTGGTGGTATGTTTGCAGCACTTGGCGATTTAATTGGTGTAGGAACTAAACTCACTAGCGCTTTTGCATAGGGATAAGCAATGCCTATAGTTCCTGAGTATGAAGCAGAAGTAGGTTTGAATACTGCTAAATCCAGTATGCCAGACACAACGTTTCCAGCTTATGAAGCAGCTGGATTACGACATATTGGTGAAAATCTTTCTGAGCTTGGCGCGCATATGCTTGCGCGTGAGAAACAAAACCAAGATACAGACGCAACTTATAAATGGCAAGATTTCCAGCAAAGCGCTCAAGAAAATACTACTAAAGTAGTTAATGAGAATGAAGCGCCTGATGGACAAGGTATGACATCAGATGCTAATAATTTTATTATTACAGAAGGTGAAAAAGTAGTCTCGAGTATGCCGGCTCGACTCCAGAAGGAATATAGGCATAAGCTTGAAATACTTCGTAGAGATCATCAGTTACAAACCTCTGGACATGAGGCAAATAAACGATATAATTATCATTCTGGTAAAGCTGATGAATTAGCAGGTTCTAAAACAGTAGAAGCTGCGGTTAATCCTGATAAAGCAGATGATCTTATTAAACAGCATGAAGCTGATGTTGATAAGATGCCGATTACACCGGCACAGAAAGACATACTTAAAAAACATGGTAAAGAAGTTATAACTAAAGGTCGAGCTGAAGGAGAACGTAAAAGAGATCCTAAGAAATTTAAAGAAGATCAAGGAGTTGTGACGGGTGAAGGCGAAAGCATGTCCGGTGGTAAATTACCTAAGGGCAAAATGGACGGTGGATTTCAGTCTAGACAAATAGCATTTGTATGGCATGAATTAAATCCTGAGATGGAAAATAAAGGTCATGGTGGTGGTTCTGAAAAGAACGCATACTATAGATTAAAGAGAGCTACTACTCTTGAAGCTGCAGTTAATGCTGGTTTGTCTTATGAAAGACCTCATAAGGATAAAGCAAATTTTGCAGGTCGTCTTGCGCATGCTAGAAATGTATTATCGGGTAATGCTACACCTTCAGCTATGAAGGCTTATAGGTATTTTTTATCTAAAGGTCTTACGCCTGTACAAGCTGCCGGTATGACTGGTACTCTTATGGGCGAAAGCGGTTCTAATCTTAATCCAGGTGCATATAATCCTAATGATCCTGGCGGTTCAGTTGGTGTAGGTCAATGGAATCGTGAACGTAAAGCTAATATGTATGCATTTGCAAATGCTGGAACAGACTCTGGACCTAGCTCTGATACTGGTGCAACTTGGACAGATCCTAATAAACCACCACCAGCAGGTTTTGGTCAAGGTAACTATGATGAAGATAATGTTACAGAAACATATGCAGAACCTTCACCTAAATATGCACATATGTCTCCCGAGTGGCGTTTAAGTCAGATTAACCAAGCTGATGCTGAAATTAAAGAGCGTCAAAATGCTGCATATCAAGAAGCTGCACATCGTTCAGTCTCCTTGAGCAATGATTCTCTTACTACTTATGCTGAGCAAGGTAATATAGACGGCGTTGCTGAACCTACGTTAAATGATTTTATAGGTAAAAATAAAGGTGACGCAGAAGCAGGTGGTGATGAGTATAGGCAGTATCTTTTCGCTAAAAAGACTGCTATTCTTTCTCATGACTTCCAAAAGATGACAATTCCTGAGATTAATGCTGCTATTGAACAATTTAGATCTACTATGCCTATGGGTGAAGACGCTGCAGAATCTGCAGAACTAGCGGCTAAGCTTGAGACTATAGCTAATAAAGAAATTGCCAAAAAGGAAATGTGGCAGAAGCAATTTAGCTATATGAAACAATTTGTACCTAGGATTAAAGATTGGGGACAAAGAACTCTATTAGAATTACAAAAGGCTAATGCTGTTCAACTAGCTGCTATGGCTACAGCTCGTAAAAAACGTATAGATGATTTAAGAGATAACCCTTTTGAAACAATATTTAATAGTGATCCTGTAATACGTAATTTATGGGTTGAATCACAATCTGGTAAAGGTCCAACTGATGCTGGGCTAAGCGTTAATCCTGTTACAGAGCACCAAGCTATTGATGCCATGTATAGAGAACAAAAGCGTCAAAATGTTCAACCTGAAAACATGCAACTTCTTCCACCTGATCAAGTAGATAATATAGTTAAGAATATTCTAGATGATACAGGTGAAGTATCTCCACAGAATAAAATAGCATTGCTGGAAAGTGTTTTCTATAAGACTCAAGATAATAAATATAGAAGACTTATGTTTAATCAATTAAATAAGGCTGGTTTGCCAAAGGAAATGCAATATCCACTAGAAGCTCTTATACGTGGGGAAGAAGGTGCTTATAGACAGCTATTTATGCCAGCGCTTAGTACTAAAGAAGCTAAGCCTATGGATAGTACTAAGATTGGAGACATCAAAGATAAAGCCTATGAAATAGTATCGTCTGCTGAAGGCCGGGCTCTTTTTGGATCTGGCATCGTAGACTCGGAATCACTTGCGGATACCCAGGCTGCACATGATCTTATGGTTAATTATGCTATAATGACTGGTGGCGATAAGAAACAAGTTCAGAAAGCGTTTGATCTCATTAAAGGTAGGCAGCAACTTCTCTCTCAAGAATATAGCTATGGCACGACGGTTGAAGTTATGTTGCCAGCTACTGCTGATGTTAGAGAGTTTAGAACTGGGTTTCAGAACTTGAATGCAGATGTTACTCAAGAAATTATTAAACGAGAAGATCCAAATGATCCAACTACACCTGATAAAGCTCAACAAATAGTTAATCAGGGCCAGTGGAGAAATGATGGTGATGGATTCTCATTTAGACTTCCAGATGGTACACTTTTAAGAGATCAGGCCTCTGGTGAACCAATGGTTTGGACTAGAGACCAAGTAGAAGCTGCAGCGGCACGTGGTGCACCAAAAGATCAAGAACGCTTACCAGAGTCTACGTGGCAAGATTGGCTTAATCCTGGTGGAGCTCGTCAGAGATTGAAACAAATGCAGGGACCAGAACCTGATGTACCAATAGGTGCGCCATGAGTTTTCTTAGGGGTCCAGCAGCAGGGATAGCTAGTGGAAGTGGAACACTTTTCACTGAAGATAATCTTGGTTATTCTCCTTGGAGTACTGCAGTTACTGCAGCTGTTGAAACTGGTGCTTTAAATACTAGTCTTGGTCTCACGTATCAAGAAGCCCAACTACCAAATCTTATGATGGAGAGAGATGAGCAGACTGGACCTGCATTTGGACGTGCTGGCGTTCCTACCTGGACTAAAAAGGAAATGCCAGTTGAAGAAGTTAAGAAGCAAGGCTACACTTTAATTACTGATCCAGATCAATTCAAGAAAGATTTTCCAAGTGTACCTTATGAAAAAGGTATGACTACTGAACGTGCAGTAGCTATTAAGGAATTACAAAACGATCAAGCCCGTCGTGATTTCTATATGCATAAGCGTCCAATTACTGCATTTCTTGGACAGCTAGCTGGGTCTATACCTGCGCCAGAAAACTTTGTGCCTGTGTTTGGTGAACTAGGTATGGGAGTTAAAGCTGGATTAGCAGGTCGAGCAGCTATAGCCGGTGCACGTGAGGCCGCTGAGGCTGTAGTAGGCACCACAGTATTTAATATAGCGTCTATGAAAGAACGCGCGGCTTTAGGGCAAGATACGAGCTGGAAAGCCTTTGCTCAAGACGTGGCTTTAAGTGCTATAATTGGTGCAGGTTTTGGTTCAGCCTTTAGTTTAGTTGGAGGTCTAAGTCCTGAGAATAATCAGACCTTAAATAATGTAGCCAATAATCCAGAAAATAAAACCTCAGCTAATGTGGTGATGAATGATGCCTTGGGTAGTTTTCTTGGAAGCTTCCCTAATACGGTTAGCATGGGTCCAGTATCATTTACATATATCTCTCAGATTGCGAATATACCTGCTGAGAACGTCCGATACTCTTGGGATCATATGGATATAACTCAAGCTCAGAATGCTCAGGCGTTTGTGACTGCTAATATTATGAGTGATCCTGGAATAGATTGGCTTAAAGGTACAGCAGTCGCTATGCCTAATGGACAGCCTCGAGTAGTATTTACGGGATCTGTAGAGCCCTTAGTTCCTAAGACACGTATGGAATTACCTAATCGTACATTTGGTATAATTGCAGGTAAAGAAGCTGAGGCCGAAGCCAATGTTAAAATTAATCCTGATGTTTGGGATCAACCGGTAAATCCTCGAGAGTACGATGGTCCACTTACTTCTGCTATGATGATAGGTGGTAAGATATTTATTGGCACTGAGCATATAGATGCTTTAAGAAATGCTATTAAATATTTTGGTGGTGAAAATAGTCCTGAAATTAGAGCTTTTGAAGAAAATCCTGATGCGGCTATTGGTACGTTAGATGATGCAGGATTTGTTAATACAGGCGAAGGCGAACGGGGTTCTGAATTCCAAGAACATATAGACTATGCTAGAGAATCTGGCAAAGAAGTAAATGAAGCTGGATCTTATAGTTCAGTTGAACGTAGTGGTATTTGGTTTTCAGATAATCCTGTGCATGCTAATAGATATGCAGAACTTATGCAGGCTATTAAACCTGAAACTAAGTCAGGTGCTATTACTCCTGCTATGATTGACATGAGGAAACCATTAGTAGTAAAGTCTAAGAAGGCACCTACGCGCTTTGAAAAATGGCAAGCTTTTAATGAGGCTAAAAATTCTAAAGAAGGCTATGATGGTCTTATATTTGAGATAGCAGACGATGGTAATGGCAATCCTACTAAGTTATATGCTACTTGGAATCCCGATAATATAATTAATATAGGTGATGCCGCCGTTGGTAGAATGAAGAAACTTCAAGAAGAACGAATGGCAGCTTTTAATACTTCTGCTAATGCCAAGATCAATGATGTCTATGGACCGTCAAAAACGCAGACTGGTACTCCTGAAGCAGTTTCTTACTCTCAAGGGGTCGCAGCTCAGAATTATGCACCTAATATCCGTATATCTGCAGATACCGGAGCAGTTAATCTTAGTGCATTAGCTCGAGAGATGGATTATACAAAGTATGTAGATGGTGCGGCTAAAGCTGAAGGTATAGATATAGAAACTGGTACAAATGATTTTCAGTCTACATATGAAGCTAAAATGGCTGGTAAAGAACTAGATGCTGCAGGTCAAGCCGAGATGGATGCTGCTGAAGCTGCGATCGCTAAAGCCAACGTGATTGAGGATGTTATGATGTTCGCAGTTGGGTGTAAGGATGGCTGACGAACCTAAAAAACCTAAAAAGACTAACAGGATAACAGGCACTTTGAAAGGTAAAGAGCCTACTACACCTGAACGTATTGAAGCTATTAAAGCAGCTAATCGTATAGCTCGTCAGCAACGTGAGACAGGAGTTGATCCAGCTAATCAATTACCTCTTATACCCGAACCTGGTGGTGAAACACCTGCTGCTGAACCCCAGACCAAGCTAGAGCGTAAGCAGGCTAAGAATGCTGCTCGAGAAGCTGCTAAGACTACAGCTCCTGCAGCAGCTGCTAGTAAATCTGAACCAACGAAGAAAATCTCCCTAGCGCCTGTTCCACCACCTAAGGAAGTCGCACCGCTTTCTCCTCAAGCACCGAAGCAAACTCCTGAGCCACCTCCACCTAAACCACCGAAAACTGGTGTTGAAGCTATACCTACTAAGAAAGCTGGAGAAATTTCTAATAAGGTTAAACCTAAGAAAGTTAAAAATCCTGTACGTAAAGTAAAACCAACAGCAACAACTAGTGGTGCAGAAACATGTCTTGCTAAAGCCGCAGTTATTGCTGGCGGTAAAATGGATTATAATGAGCTTGTAGCCGCATTTAATGAAGCTGCAGATATTAAGCAGAAGGAAATTAACTCAGGTTTGCCTGATGATATAAATGCACGCGTGAGAGATGCACTTGCTAAATCTGCGTTACAGAAGAAGCGAGATGCAGCTGCCCAGAAACTTAGAGCACAGCAACATCAGTACGCAGTAGCAGATGGTTACGATGCTTATAAGACTCGTGCATCTGAAGGCATGAAACCTAAGCAAGCTATGCTATCGTTGTTTCATGGAACAATTAAAGCTATAACTGGGGGTCGAGTATCGGTAGCAAGACAACGACTCGCTTATTCAAGTAAGCTTGTAGGTACATTCTTTGGTAATATAGCTAAAGACCGAGCTCATGTACTTAAGTTGCTACATGATCCACAGTTCGATGAAGCTGTAACTCGAGAACTAGCTGAAATTAAACCAGGCGGACAATCGGGTATAACTGGTAATTCAGATGCTTTGTATATTGCACAGTTAGCTAATAAACAATTAATGCAATCACGTATTATAGTTAATAGATTTGGTGCTAATATACGGGATAGCGTAGGATATGTAGGTCCTGAAGCTCACAATGATGTTAAGATTATAGGCCGTGAGGACGAATGGATTAAACATATGAAACGTAATGCTTTAAATTTAGAAGCATCGTTTCCTGGTTTAGATCCACAAAAGCATGCTAAAGAGATTGACACAATCCTTAAAGAAGCTTTTGGTCAGATAGTGACTGGCAAGAACAATGCCTTTGGTACCGTGCTAGGTGCAAGATCTAAACTTCCACCTATATCATCTAACTTTGTATTTAAAAACTCAGATGCTATTATTGCATATCAAAAGGAGTTTGGATATACATCAACTATATCTTCAATCATAAACACGCTCGAGTCTCGTGCTCATGACGCGGCTCTTATGGAAATGTTTGGACATGATCCTAGGAGAACGCTTAATAAAATTCTAGAGATGGTAAGAGCTGATATTGAAGCTAAAGGTGGAACCAAGACTGATACGCTTGGTTTACATGAAGCAGACTTCGATCAGGTTATGAATATAGCTACTGGTCAAGTTAATCATATTCAGCATCATACTATGGCTAAAGTTATGTCTGAAGTACGAGCCACGGGTATGATGGCTTATTTAGGCAAAGCTTTACTTGCAGCAATACCATCTGATACAGTTCTAATGGCCTCGGCAAGTATGTTCCGAGGTGATGGATTCTTACGTGGTTTTATGGGCGCCATATTTAAATCTATGGATGGTTTAACACCTGGCGAACGTATGGCTGCAGCATATCTTTACGGTGAAGGTTTTGATGGTTTGAATGGTCATTTGTCTAGAGCATCACTTGCTGAAGATGGTCGCATAGGAATGCTATCGAGGCATACTGGAACTTACTTCTATGCTAATGGACTTACACCTTGGACTGATAGCCGGCGAGCTATATCTGCTCGTATGATAGCTGCTCAGCTAGGTCGAGAGTCTAATAAAGAATGGGATCAAATTGGTTGGCGATTGCAAAATGTGTTACGGCAAAACAATATCCTTGAAAGAGATTGGAACGATATTCGTAGTCTCGTGCAAACTGGTCCTAACGGTAATAAGTATATTTATCCTGAGGGCTTTGACAAACTTACTCATCTTACTAAATACGAGAAAGATAAACTCGAGATGAATCTTCGAGGCTATATAGCTGACGAAGTAAACTTTGGCATGCTTGAGGGTGATGCAGCCGCTAAATATCTATCTCCAATGGCATATGGTCAAAGGGGAACTTATGTAGGTGAAGCGATCCGTACTATATCAATGTTCACCACCTTCCCTCAAGTGTTCGGTCACCGTATACTAGGTAGATCATTCTTAGGTGTTCCAGGATCATCTCTTTCTGAGAAGGCTATGCGTAGTGTTCCACATGCCGGCATGATGATGGCATCTATGCTAGCTGCAGGTTATGCAGGATGGATACTTAAGGAGATGGCTAAAGGTAACACTCCGCCTATGCCAACTGAAGATAATTATCTGGAATTTGGTTCTAAGATCTTAATAGACAGTGGCGTAGCTGGATATTATGGTAGTATGGTTATTGACGGTATAATCAATAATCGTGGAATGGGCATGGGTCCGGTATCTGATAGTATTGCAGCTGAAGGTCAAGTACTACATAATCTATTGGTAGGTGACTTTGAGAAGGCTGGTACTATACAGTATGATACCATACTTAACAATACACCATATGCAAATCTATTCTACTTGAGACCGGTTCTTGATCTATTGTTTCTTAATTCAATAGATGAAATCATGCATCCAGAGCGGGCTAGGAAACAGGAAAAACGAAGAGAAACATTTGGTCAATCGAGAATATGGGGTGAATAATCATGACTGTCAACACGATTACCAATATTACTGAGTTCTTAGGTAATGGGACTTCAACTGAGTTTCCCATCAACTTTCAGTTCTACGTCAAGGGTGATCTCGTCGTTACCTTTAACGAAGTGGTAGTTGATCCTGGCAATTATACTATCACAGGCGGTGGTGGTAATACTGGTGGTATCGTCTTTGATACTGCTCCGGCAGAGGCTGTAGAAGTAGTAATAAAACGCTTATTGCCATTGGTCCAGCAGGCTGCATTTACTAGAAATGATCCATTTCCTGCTCGAACTCATGAGATTGCCTTGGATCGTATAGTTATGATGATCCAACAGACTGAGACTGGATCCGGTGGCGGAGGTGGCGGTGATGAAGTATCGCCAGAATATATTCAAGATATCGTAGGTATGATGTTCTTAGGTAATGGTATTACATTTTCCTATGATGATCTAGCCGGTACCATAACTGGCACTGTTACCAGCCCTGGGCTTCCTGATGCGCCTATTGATGGCATATATTACGTGAGGAAAGATGGCAATTGGATCCAGATGGATTGGGCCAACATTGCTAATAAGCCTGCTACTTTTCCGCCCACAACGCACACACATAACTCTGGTGATATCACTGATCTTACAGAAACTGTACAAGACTTGGTCGCACCTATGCTGGTGCATTCGGGCCATGTGAATGTTTCCTTTACATATAATGACACAACTGGTGTTATTGATGCAGTTGCACAAGCAGGTGCTACTACTCCTAATGCTGGTCAGTATGACTGGGACGATACCACTACTATGGCAGATCCTGGCGCTGGTTTAATACGTGGCAATACTGCCACTATGAATACTATAACTGCGTTTGCCATAAACCATGCGGATAAGAATGGGGCATTCACTAATATTTTTGCCGCTGGTGTAGGAGACACGATTATTATCTCCAATGCTAATGCAGCTACACCTGGTAAGTATACAATTGGTAGTAAAACAGTAAATTCAGGCTGGACACAATTTGGTGTTACTGCAGATACTGGATACTCAACTGGTAATCCATCAGCTGGCCATGATATGACTGTTAGTGGTGTATCAGCTGGCGGCGGCGGGTCAGGCATTCCTGAAGCTCCTAACGACGGTGTCTACTACACTAGGCGTAATCTTGGATGGGTACAAGGAGCTTATAGTGGCCTGTCCGGCATACCATCTTCGTTCCCGCCCAACCCGCATACACACGTAATCGCGGATATTACTGATTTTCCAACTGATATTGTTAAAGGCCCAGCCTCTGTTACCACAGGTCGTGTAGCTGTATTCAATGGTACTACTGGCAAACTTATACAGCAAGGTACACAGTTAGCTGCAGACTTGGTCTCTGGACCTGGATCGTCTACTAATGCTAATATAGCTGTGATGTCTGGAACTACGGGCAAAATCATTGCCGATGGTGGTGCTACTATCGCATCTATAACTAATAGCATAGCTACCAAGGAAACGATCGGTGAATACAGTGCCATTAACGCCCAGACTGGCACCACATATACTTTAGCACTATCTGATAAAGGTTGCTTAGTCACCTTAAGCAACGCAAGCGCTATCACCCTCACGATACCACCGAACTCGAGCGTAGCGTTTCCCGTGAAGAGTAAAATTGATTCTGCGGCTTATGGAGCCGGTCAAGTTACTATAGCTCCTGGTGCAGGTGTTACCTTGAGGGCAGCTGGTGGCGCTTTGAAGTCTCGAGTACAGTATACGGCTTGGACTATGGTTAAAATAGCTACTGATGAGTGGCTGGTGTTCGGAGACTTGACGACATGAAAACTCTACTTAGCTCAGTCTCTCTGCCTGTCCTTGTTCTCATGCTGGGATTGGTAACGCCTATAGGTATGTTTAAACCTAAGGCAGTTGCACAAGAGTTTCCAGTAATTGAGACGACTAACACTACTAATATAACCTCGAACTCAGCTTCATGGACGGTTAATCTTCCGGCTTCGATCG